AATTCAATGAAACAAAAAGAGCGTTGTCAAAAATGGATGTACCGCCTTACAACTGTCAATCACCAATGATCTTTCCAATGCTTCAACGTTTGTTTAATTTTGCAACTGATCGCATTGAAATCCAAAACTTCACAATGTTTGATAAGAATGGCCTACCTTACACGCCATAAAAAAGCTCTGCAAAATGCAGAGCCTTCACGCATTGTTTGATGTGGTTATGCGGCAACAGGCATCATGCCGTTCTTTGTAAGGTGCCGTCTGACTGCAGATACATTCCAACGGTAGCTATCCCTGGACCGGGTCTCCGGGAATGCGGCGTAGTGTGGACCCAGCTTCAGGGTGCCGTCGTCGCGGTACTTGAAGAGCGTCTTGCGGTCGATTCCAAGGAGTTCTTCAAGTTGCTGAGCAGAGACCCAGCCAGGGTGCTTAGCCATTGGTTTGGCAGTCGTTACTCATACAACTTACCGCAAGTCAAGGCGGCGTCAACGGCCTTAAGAAAAGTTTTATCTCTTTGCTGTGCCCATGAAACTGTATGGGGAAATTAGAATGAATTAACGGCAATTGAAGAGCATGTTTTGCAACCAGCACGAGCCCCTCGCCCTGCTAGTTGAATTAACACCAAAGTTTGCCAAGAAACGTTTTAGAGAAAGTATTTATCAAGCCTGGGATAACAAATGTGCTTATTGCGGAGAAATAGCCACTAGCTTGGATCACATTGTCCCCAGGTTTAAATCTGGTTGTTCTAATCGAAATAACCTGGTACCTGCCTGCTGTAAATGTAACTCAAATAAAGCTTCTTCCAAAATGGAAACCTGGTACAAACAGCAAAGTTATTTTGACGAACAAAGACTAGCTAAAATACAAGCCTGGACCGAGCTAAATGGTTCTAATTTGATACACTTGCAAGATTACACAGATAAAAAATGAGCAACTCTAGTTTTTCGCAGCGCTCCTCTTTAAAGCCTTTGTTCTCAGGAGAAAACGTAAATCCTCTTGAGACTGCTTATTTAGACACATCCGGATTGCCTCAGCAGCAATTCCAAGGCCCTATTCAACCAAAAGAATTTACCCCTTATACAGAGCAGACACGTCCCTTAACAGACAGAGAACATCAGATTTTACGGGAATCCTTGCTAGGAATTCCTGCGGGAGGTGGTGAATCGATTGTTAACCTTGCCTCGCAAAGGTACATTAATCTTGCAGGAGAACGTACTTTTGGAGCGCTAAGAACTGATGCCCTAAAACAAACGCTAAAGGAATATCAGAATGCACTGAAAAAAGAGCAGTCTTATACATTGCTCCAGGGCATGGGCTTGCCCAGTGCTACAAGCTTTAAAGAGGACATTAAAAACTCAATCCTTGGGGACATTGGAGCCGGAGGATTTCTTGCTTTTGGCAAAGGAGAAGAGGTAGAGAAAGGTTTATCTAAAGGTCTTGAAAAAGCTCTTGGCATTCAGTCATCCGTTCAATACAATTGGCAGAAATGGTTTGACGAAACCCTCTCTAAACGTTACGAAGAATTAAAAGAAGTTACCGATCCCACGGATGCCAAGAATATTTATTCAGTCGAAAAAGAATTTGCTAAGAATTTCATAACAGATTACCTGGCTCCGCGCTTTGATGCGTCTAAGTCCATTGCTGAATTCATTAGCTATATGGACGTAGCTGCAGAAGATGAAAATATTCTGCAGACGCAAACCGTATCTAGTGCCCTTAAAGACTATGCGGCCAAGAAAGCTGAAGCCTATCTCAACGATCTCAAGACTAAAGGCGTTACAAGAGAATTTGATCCTGTCTTTTATCGCTCCCCTGATTTAATTTCAGGTACCGATAAAGCAGACAAAGCAGATCTTTACGCACAACAAAAAGACGCCATCCAAAAAGCCTGGGAAAACCGAAAGTCGGATGAAGTCGTAAAGGATGGAATGACATGGGCTTCCCTCGCTTATCAATATGGAGTTGACTTAGATAACGAAAATGATTTTGCCAGGTTGCATTATGAGGTCTTAGGCAAGGACAAAGGATACGATCCAGTTGCTGACACGTACACAAGTCGAGATCTTTCCAATTACATACAAACAGATTTAGCAGAAGCCCTGCAAGCGCAGAAAGCTCTGTACTCACCTGATGCTGTCTTTGTTGATTTTGTAAGCTCAGAACAAAAAGCAAATGAGTTCGTAGAAAAATTAAATATACAAGCGTTACCAAGCGACTTAAAAAATCGCTTAAGAGGACTTGGTTACAATGAAAAAACAGACCCGGAAGAAACAGTTAAAGAAGCCTTGCTTGGCCTGCTGCGCACAGATCCAGCAATTGAAATTCGTGAGAGGATAAAACAATTAAACGAAGAAGAGATCAAACCAACACAAGAGAAACTAGGCTTTGGTTACATACAAAGAGATACAGACGAGGAAGTAAAGGCTCCAGAAGGGGGCACAGCTCTGTTTAATGTGTTTAAAAAATCTGGTTACGCTGGCACTGAAAAAGAGTTTTACACCGATTTTTTTCCAGATGCAACAGAAGAAGATAAATCGCTTACTTACTCAAATAAACAAGTAAAGTCCAAAGGAGGAGTGCAAGATCTACTTGGTTTTAGTATGCCTGATTTTTCAGATCCTTTTGCTGCCATGGCCTCTCTTGATCAGATGTTAGGAGACGATACAACCAAGAAAAAAGGAACATATACACCAAAGCGTTCTACTTTTTTTGATTACTTCCCCGATGAAAAAGATGAAGGTGCGCCTTCCTATTTTAATATGGGATCAGGCGGTGGCTTTGGATCTCTTTTTGGTTAGCACTAATGGCAGATAAAGCACGTAAAGCTGCTTCCGCAGCAAAGCTACATAAAGATTCAATGGAGTGCAATAAACCACGCAAGACTCCTGGGCATCCCACCAAGAGTCACGTGGTCAAAGCCTGTGAAGGCGGCAAAGAAAAGATTATTCGTTTTGGTCAGCAAGGTGTAGAAGGCGCTGGTAAAAACCCAACAACAGCTAAAGACAAAGCACGCAAGAAGTCCTATTACGCCCGTCATAACGCCCAGGATTCCAACCCTGATAAAATGTCAGCAAGATACTGGTCGCACAAGGTTAAGTGGTAGATAAAGCCAAGTGGTAATTTTTTTGCTAAGCTGCATGGGCTGATTCCTTACCAGCATGGCAAAACCCAAATCAACCACAGTTCGACTTGAGTCCAAACCGAAGCGCACCAGACAAGGTCAAGGCAGGCACTCCTTGCCTAGCCACGGCCGTAAAAAGATGAGGGGCCAAGGTAAATAAAAATTATGTATATTGGGGATAACAATAGTTATCTCCATGTCGGATTTTTCGCGTGCTATTAACCTAATTCGTAAATACGAAGGGTTTAACGAAAAGGCATACGCAGATCCGCACACTGGCGCAGAGCCATACACCATCGGGTTTGGAACCCAGTTCTATCCCGATGGTTCCCCCGTCAAGCAAGGTCAGCGTTGTAGCCAGGAGAAAGCTCTTGAGTACCTCTTCCATGAGGTCAGCGTCATTGAGTCCCAGCTCCAGCGGCAGAACCTTGGTCTTGACGACAACATGCGCCAGGCTCTAGTCTCGTTCATTCATTCCGTTGGTTGGGAGTCCTTCTTGTACAGCCACATCATTGATCATGTGGAAGCAGAGAATTTTGCTAGTGCCACCACGGAAATGAGCCGCTGGATCTTTGACCAAAACCATAAGGTTGTTGGTGGTCTCCTGGAACGCAGGAGAGAAGAGATGGGTCTTTTCCTTCGTGACGTAGACACCAGCCCTTGGGCATCAACAGAAGTCTTGTTGACCGCCTTCCGTAATTACAGTGCTGCTCCCCACGAAGTACGCGCAATCCGTGCTCTGGAGGAACGTATCAATCCTTACATCCTGTCTGAGTTTGCCAACAGTTTTCGTATTGATGACGACCGATGGCAGGACTTTGCCGATGAGTCCGTCGATCTGATATTTAACGGCTAGCATTAGAATAATTGCAACTAGCAAATGCAGAGTGGAATGGAGCGTTCGGTTGAGCCACGGGAGTTTGAGCTTCCTCTTGAGCTTCAATTTGCCATGCGCAAAGCTGAACTCCAGTCCGAGGAGATGACTTGGGAAGAGTTGCGTTTTGCTTTGTTAAGTCTCTACCACCAACGTTTGATGGAGTGGCATGCCATCAAAGACATCATGGCGTCAGAAAACATTGAGATCGACTGGGATCATCCAACCGACCTCGAATTAGCTGAACTCGCCGCCGCCTGTGGATATCGCGACGACGACGAGGATGATGACGATGAACTTCAGCCCTTTTGAGCTTCGTCAAGTTGAATGAGGCGGTCCAGATACCACTGAGCTTTCTTCAGTGATTCTGTTCCGCCTTTGTGGCGTTCACGCCAGGTGTACTTTAAATTATTGCCTTTGCAGTAACCACGGAATTCTTCGGCGGTTAAAGCTGCTTCAATAGCTTCAATGCACTCAATGCCGCCATCTGTGTAGTGAGCGGGGTGATTGACCACATCCTCTTGGACCACAGGAGGCTTTTCTTTGGTGGCCCAGGGCACTGGGCAAACACCTCCAGGGCAATCACTCATTTCATCTACCGGAGCAAACCACGACGTTTTGCTGACAGCATCCGTTCCTTCTCGTCCGGTTCCTCCAGTTCCAACACCAGCGTTCTTGGTTTCGGAGATGCTCCCATCGCCAAACCCTGCTCCATTGAGGGGATATAGCCCGTCATTCCAGGCCGTTGTCCCTCGAGATTCAACGGATTCCTTTCTAGCCCCTGCTCGCATGCTACTAGACCGCGATTGTACATGTCATACAATGGTACATCATTTTGCTCGTTATCGAGGGGTGCGCCAAAATCTTCTTCATCAAGACAACGACATTTAACTTCGTCTTGAACAAAGGCATCTAAAAATCCTGCGGCAGAATGCATCACGGTAGTTAATTGATTCACTGCTTCTACAATGATAATATGGCCAACAGATTCAAGCCCACTTACGATCCAGGTATTGACTCTGGTACCTCAGGAGCTGAGGCATCAGATCTTAATCCGGGTTCAAATTACAATACAGATCTTCGTTACGGCAGCGAAAAAGATAGGATCTATGAAAGCCGTGCGGATTTACCTACAGTTACTGCTGGTTCGTGGCCAGAACGTGCATCTTATACAAAAGAAGGGGACATAATAAATGAAGAAAGGGCAGAAAAATTTATCAAATCAGCTAAAGCTGCCGGTAAATTTAAAATTGCAAGCGACTTGAAAGAGTATACAAATAATGGAGAAACTCCTAGGAATTCTTATTTGGTAAATGCACGCTCCTTTGGCCCTCCTTTTGGAGGTGTACAAACACCTTCTATGGGAGAATCAGGAGGGCGTTCTGGAGCGGTGGCTTACGCAGACAAACCAGGCAGCAATTCAGGCAAGGCTTACAACTGGCTTGATGCTTTTGGTTAAACCTGAGAAAAGACCACGTTGTTTGGTTGGTCTTGGTACTTACCCTTCCGGTCTTGGTACGTGGTATGACAAGGATTACCACGATAGAAGAGCAGTTGCGTGATCCCCTCATTTGCATAGATGCGATTGAAGAGCCCAGTGCAATTACTGATTTCAAGCGTCAAGTAACCTTCCCATCCACTTTCGGCTGGCGTAATGTTGACCAAGATACCTGAACGTGCGTAAGTAGATTTACCAACGGCAACGACGGTGACATCACGAGGAAGTTTCAGACGTTCTTGAGCAACGCCAAGACAATAGCCATACGGAGGAAGTAAGAAATACTGACCGCGTTCATCCTCCAGAAGATCTGCGGGTTTCAGGATGTCAGGATCAAAGTTCTTTGGATCACAGTCACCAGCTTGTACCTTGCCAAAGATCAGGCATTGTGCAGGAGACAAACGGATGTCATAGCCGTAAGAGCTAAGGCCATAGCTAAGAAGCTTGCGCCCATCTTCTTTGTTAACCAAATGATCCACAAAGGGTTCGATCATCTGGTCGTCTTCCGCCAGTTGCTTGATCTCCCAGTCGGCCAGGACGCTCATAAATCCCTGTAATCGTCCTTTAGTCTACAGAGATTACACAAGAAGGTGTCCGCGCTCCCCATAAATTTTTACGAAAGAATCCACGGCATTACCAGAGGAATCCTGTGGTGGCAGGTACACAAGAAATGAGGTGCATGTGCGTTTCCTATTTACCTCTCCGTCTTTGTGGCACATGACATAAGGCGCACTTCTTAAAATGCACATCGGGAACTTAAAGATTTTGGGCTCGTAACGAATCATGTCAGGGCAGTTGCTGAAATAAAGACCTTGCTTTATTTCTTTTGAAAGCCATGCATGGTACATTCTGCGGAACCAAACGGCATGGGACGATGTCAGGGTCAACGAAGAAGCCCTTGTCATTTTCCATTTTTCATGCTTTTGATCCCAGAAGTAGGCACCCGCTGGTGGAAACAGGTAACAACTTCCGTACCACTGTTGTGCATTCAATCCATCATCCGTTGGTGTGTAATAGTTCTCTGCTTCGATATACTCATTAGCAACCTTGGAACTGGCCACATCAAGAGTGATGCCACCCAACAGCTCATTGGCAGCAAGTACCAGGTCTTTATTGGTGATTAACTCAACACCTTCATTGCGAGCTGCAACGCCACGTACGCCTTTTTCAGCCATTACCCTGCAGTCTTGTTGTAATCAATCTCGAAATAACGCATGCCTTCGTCATCATTGATGACATAACCAGCTTTTTCCGTTGGATCAATCTTTTGTGCTGCTCCAAGGATGCGCCTAAAAGTTTCGGCTAGATCACCGTCATTATTTTGCTCACAATCTTCTTGTGCTGCATGGATTTCTTTCAAAGTCCAAAAGAACATAGAGCGTTCTTTGTTGCGTGGCTGGAACACCATGACACCTGGGCCTTCAATCTCCCACATCTTGCAGTATTGCTCGCCCATATCACCAAGAATTAACTTGATTGTTGCATCAAGCATCTTGGCTTTCTTTTCATCAAGCTCTGGTCCAATCACAGAAGCAATCAGTTTTTCACGTCGATCCATCTTTTAACAATCCTTGGCGGTGTAATGATTCCAGAAGCTTAGGCGTTGGTTGGTACAGTACAACCAATTTGCCTAGTACTCCACGTTTTTTAACAAGTTTTCCGTTTTCATCCCTTACCTTATCAAATTCTCCAGACCGGATAAGGTATTCAGCTACGCAACGTAACCTTCGTTTCAAAGGCAATTCTGCTTGGGGGAATTTACCACAGATTGTATCTGCGTTCAGATCATGAAATGCAAGACGTAATCGATTGGCAA